GATTTTAAATTAGGTAGTTCATTTGAAGATATTAAAACAGCAAAAGTTACAGCTACTAGTTTAGATATTTCAGGCGACGCAGATATTGATGGTACACTTGAAACAGATGCCTTAACAATTAATGGAACAGCAATTGCAGAATTTGTACAAGACACTGTTGGAGCAATGTTCTCAGGTAATACTGAAACCAGAATATCTGCAACTTATGTAGATGGTGATGGAACTATTGATCTTGTTGTTGATGATATGACAGCAAATGACAATACGCAGCTATCTGACGAACAAGTTCAAGATATTGTAGGGGCTATGGTTTCTAGTAATACAGAAACTAATATAACTGTTGCTTATCAAGATTCTGATGGAACTTTAGATTTTACAGTTGCTAATGCTTCAACATCTGCTAAGGGTGTTGTTGAACTTGCTACATCTGCTGAAACTCAAACTGGTACTGATACAGCTAGAGCTGTAACACCAGATGGATTAGCAGCTAGATCTGTACATGCAACAATTGATGTATCTAATTCAACTTTCACATCAAATTTATTTGCTGAAATTACACATAATTTAAACACTGAAGATGTTATTGTTCAATTATTTGATTCAAGCACAAAAGAAACTGTTTATGCTGATGTTGCTAGAACAGATGCTTCTGGTGCTACTTCAAATGATGAAATTAAAATTACCTTTGCCGCGGCGCCTTCAAATGACATAGAAGTTATGATTACTTCAATTAAAGGATCGACTGCTGGAACTGTATCTTATTCATAATAACAATTAAAATATGGCGGTGTTTTTATGCCGCCATATTAACTTTAATATAAATATACATGCCTAAATTTTTCAATACAATTGAAGCGCAAGTTGGGGATTTTACTATTCAAAACTCAGCAGATGACAAAGATATTGCTTTTAAAAGTGACAATGGCAGTGGTGGGCTTTCAACATATTTTGAGCTAGATGGTAGTAATACTAGAATGAACTCAAAAGTAGATTTCAGATTTGATGATAATGCACAACTGCAATTAGGTGGTGGTAGTGATTTAAGATTATCTCATAATGGCACAGATTCTTCTATTAATAATTATACAGGAAATTTAAACATAGCCAACCTTGCTGATGATAAAGATATTGTATTTAAGTGTGATGATGGTGGTGGTAGCACTGCTACATATTTTTCGTTAGATGGAAGCGAGGTAAGATGTTTATTTAGTGTTAATGCTGAATTTAGTGATAACGTAAAAGCAAAGTTCGGATCAAGTGATGATTTAGCAATATATCATGACGGAAGCAATTCTTATATTGATGATAGTGGTACAGGAAATTTAAAAATTAGAACCAATTTTTTAACTATTGAAAAATATAATAATGGTGAAATTATGGCATCTTTTGATGATGATAATGCTGTTTCACTATATCACAATAACAGCCAAAAATTTGCAACCACGAGTAGTGGAATATCAGTAACAGGGGGTATAGCTCTAAGTGGTGATGTTGAGGGTAGAAAAATACCTTGTATAGTTACTACAGGATGGGGTGATGATGTTTCAACTACATCTAATAGAATAATACCATTAGGTAATTCAACAACAGATACAACAGTTTCATCTGCTGATGGTTTTCATTTTGTTGTAATGCCTTATGCTGGAAATGTTAAAAAAATAGTAATGAAAAACGTTGCAGGTAGTTTAAGTTCAAGTTTTACAACAGAGTTAAAACTTTATAAAAATGGCGCTAATGTAACAAGCAGCGGCGAGTTAACTGCATCAAGCAGCGCGATAACATGGGAACCTAGTTCTTCAAATACTTTTTCAGCAAATGATGAAATATCATTAGTATATCAAAAAAGTGCATCAAGTAAATATTGGAGAGAAGTTTCATTAACAATGGTGTTAGAATTCACCGGTCAAGATATATAAAATATGGGATATTGGGAAGAATTAAATACAGATGATTTACATCTTAAAGAAGATGGCCAAATAAGATACGTAAATGGCGGACTAGAATTAGTTCCTTGGATAACAGGCGTAAATGATTATATATATAGAGGCCTTATTGAAGATTTATTAAAATTAGATTGGTCTGGATATAAATTATATTTAGTTGGCGGTGTATTAGAAGGTTGGCCAACAACAGATATTGATATATGTATAACGGGTACTATTGGCGATGATTTACCTGTATTAATGGAAGAAGCGGCTAAGCTTGGTCCTTTTGATTTATATTACGTTAAATCTTTAGATGAAATAAAAGATAATACAACCAGAATATGGGAATTTGCAAAACATACTGATAGAAAACATCCTAAAGGCGCAAGATGGAATGGTCAATGGAAACAAGACGGTTTATTTTGGATGACAGAAAAGTTTGAAGCAAAGGGTAGAACATATGATAAAGAGCCCTTAGCGCTCAACTAATTAAAGTAAAAATTACGTAAAATACGTAATGATATAAACATAGTAATAATAATTAAATTAAATTTTATGGCAAAGAAAACAAATGATTTAAAAATCACAGATGAAGAACTAAAATTAGTTCAAGAAAAAGTACAACAAATTAATAACGGCCAAATGCAAGTGGGTGGTTTAGAAATGCAAAAACAACTTGTAGTTCTTAATGTACAACAAATGCAATCAGAACTAATACAACTACAAAAAGTTCTTGAAGAAAAATATGGCAAAGTTACTGTAAATTTAAACGACGGTACTTTAAAAGAAATTGAAGAAGATGGGCCTAGTAAGAAAAATTAGTATTGGCAGAGATTATAAAAATGATGCAATGCATTATTCTGTAGGGCAAGAAGTATACGGTGGCCACATTATAGATTCTATTATAGAAGAAGATAATAAATTTTCTATTTTTATTAAAAAAGGTAAAGAAGTTTTACCATGGAAAGATTTTAATAAGAATATGGCAATTGCAGTCGAATATAATTTAGAATATTAATGCAAAGTTTATTTGATTTTATAATCAAACCAAAAAAAGAACGATACGACAATATAAAACAAATTGGTGACCAAGAGCTGATATTAAATTCAGAAATATCTAGTCATCAATATGTTAGTCGTATTGGTATTGTTCTAGCTATTCCAAAAGCTGAATCTACAGATATTAAAGTTGGAGATGAAGTTATTATACATCATAATGTTTTTAGAAGATGGTACGATGTTAGAGGTGTAGAAAAAAATAGTAGAAGCTATTGGAAAGAAGATAAATATTTTGTTAAACCAGACCAAATATTTTTATATAAAAGAAATAATAAATGGCATGCGCCTAAAGGTTATTGTTTTGTAAAACCAATTCAATCAAATAATATATTATTAGAAAAAGAAGTTCCATTAAGAGGTATTATAAAATACGTAGATAAAGAACTTAAAAATATAGATAAAGAAGATTTAGTTGGATTTACACCTAGCAGCGAATATGAATTTGTTATTGATGGTGAAAGATTATATAGAGTATTAACTAATTCAATATCTATTAAATATGAACGTCAAAGAAACGAAAAAGAATATAATCCAAGCTGGGCATAGTGCAGTTAAAGAATTAATAAAAGTTGCAAAAGAACCTATAGTTGAAACAGAAGATGATGTTTCGGCAGATAGATTAAAAAACGCTGCTGCAACTAAAAAGCTAGCTATATTTGATGCGTTTGAAATATTAAATCGTATTGAAGAAGAAAAAGCATTATTAGAAAATAAACCTTTGGAAAATAAAGATGATACGTTTAAAGGTTTTGCAGAAAGGAGATCTAAATAATGTATAAACAAAATTTATATAAGATAATACAACCAGTTAGATTAAATACTGTTAAAAGATTAAATAAATCTAAGAAGTGGCAATATGGATATAATAAAGAACATGACGTTGTTGTTATATCTAAAACAGGAATGATTGGTGATATTTATGAAATACAAAATTTAAAAATAGCATTACCTAAACAACCTAATAAAGTTTTTAAAGGTAATGATAAGTGGGAAGTTCAAGAATATCCTAAAGAGCTAAATAAAATAAAAACAATATTTGATTGGCGCGGATTGCCTTCAGATTTTAAAAATAATTGGTATGCGTATATTGACTCAGAATTTACTAAGCGGGAACAAGGCTTTTGGTTTTATAACAAAGGCATTCCTACTTATATTACTGGGACTCATTATATGTACTTGCAGTGGACCAAAATTGATATTGGGAAACCAGAATTTAGAGAGGCAAATAGATTATTCTTTATTTTCTGGGAAGCTTGTAAAGCAGATTCACGATCCTATGGAATGTGTTATCTTAAGAACAGGCGTTCCGGGTTTTCTTTCATGGCCTCAGGAGAGGCGGTTAACTTGGCAACCATAT